CGCGATAGCTAGTTAAACTATCGGAGTTTCTCTATCATCGCCAGCGCGTCGCCACGAAGTCGTGGTGCCGTCGGTGTAAGATGTCCAACCCCGAACGTTCGCTTTTGCGAACGCGACAGGGTCGACTACCAACCACCTACGGACGAGACAGCTCGTTTTGCGCTTAGTGTATAATCTGACGGAGAAGGGAGATTGCACGAGGTTATCCTCGACAATATTCCCGAACGCCGCATCTGCAAGGCTCACATTCTGTGATTCCCAGGGAACAAGGGGTGGTGAAGCACCGGCCTCTGCGAAAAATCGCAGGAGCATGTGCCAACCGCCTATTTCTTGTCGAACCTTGGGCGTCCGAATCGACCATACGTTGAACTCCCAAGCATTAAGCTTGGAATTCCAACGTCGTCTTTCAGGAACGTAGGCCTCCGGAATACTAGCAAGTGAGGGGCAGGGCAAACCCTGCGTTACCTCCGGTATTGAACCATAAGTTTGGGTCAATAACGCTACGATTTTGTCGTAGGCATGATAGCACTTCAACTTATAAAAGCTATTGGCGTAAGCCACGTAGCTAGAATAAGTCTCAGGGCAACGGTGAGGTGTCCAGACCGTCCGAATTCGGACGGGTGTGACGTCAACGCCTTTATAGGCGTCTTGTCCACAGGATTCTCTAAAGAATCCGCTGACGCAACTCTTGTCCCGGTTTATTAATAAACCAAAGGACTCGAGGATGCTGATCGCGTTCGCGGCGCAAGCCGTGGGTACGACCACATCATCACCATACACAAGAATCCTACTTCGAGTCTCGTCGTTCTGAATAGAACGAGTTGACTTTCCATAAGGATCCGCATCCGACAAACCCGCGGTGAGGAGCGCCCATATAGTAACGGCCAAAACGGGAAAGCATAAAGCTGACCCCATTGGTGCGTACTTGTTGAGCGTGAGCTCCGACCCGCCGGGTAACGTCGTAGACAGACTCCTGCAATTCATAAGCGCGCTATATAGCGGCTCAGGAAAGAGCAGGCGAACCAAACCGAGTGAAACGCGATCGCTAGCCTCATTGAGGTCAAGCGTCGCGTAGCCACCGGTACTAGAGCCCAAGAGGGCGCCAATACGGTTGGGCATTTGATCGGTGAAGTGGATGGAATACCTTGTTAAAGGGTGCTCCTCCACATGCCGGACGATTGCTCGGCCTAATCCCTGCTGAATCCACTGGAAATCCAGTGATTCCATAGAGATTAGACGTTGACCGCGTGAATCCTTCGGGACCAGAACAACTCTGGCCGAGGACTCACCCAACTTGAGAGTACTATTACTCGCAAGTTCATCACAAACGTGACCTAAAGAAGCATAAAAGTATGCATCTAGAGGATACGTTTCGAGGATACGGGGACTAATCTTTGTCCAGGTGTACTTGGCACCGAGGGTTTCTTTTGTAGAAACCGCACCGGGCCCGTGCCTTGGAGAGATGTTCCCTATATCAAAATTGCTAAATACCCTCGAAAGAAGGTACCTAGCAGTTCGGACTACACGCTCTGTCTGATTAAGATCAGACGGAGAGCATGTCGCATTGAGGTTCTCGTACATATGCACGAGACGCTCATTCCAGCCTGCGAGTGATCTATCAGTTTCTATAAACTTGTCGATAACTCGTTGATTCTGGTCTGACGTGCACGGAAGCTCCAGCTTGTAAAACAAGCCGAAGATCCACCGTAGCACTTTGATGCTTTGCACACAAGGAGTTGGAAGAATCCAACCGTCGTGGGTGAAGACAGTCTTGAAAAGTGTACCGAGAAATCTCGGTAACTTACTCCCTGGCTCGGGTTTAAATCCGAGCTTAGAGCAGTCAAGAGCAACTTCACCTGTCAAGGCCCTATCGAGGGCTTTGCCAAGGCGGGGAATGGTTTTCGTTAGAAAACCGTAACCTTCCCGCGAGAAACGCTTAGACAGCTTTGCAGTTGTCAGGCGTAGATCGCGTTCAGTGAATACTCCACTATGCAACGTTTGAACGTCACGTAGTAGAGCGACGATGATCTGTAAGTACGGATCTAGGCTCTTATTGGTTGCCATAAGGCATACCTCCTAGAGCATGTCGCAATACACGTGATACAATACGAAACACGTAAGGTTCGGTACACGCTGCTCAATCAATGCGAGCAGTTAAGCGGCTTCTCACCGCATCGTGTACGAAGGCAAGGGTGTCGCTTTTGCGCGAAGCTCGGCTAGCTAAGCCGGGCACCATCCTTTTTATTGCCTGAACCTTACCGAACTAATGCGTCAGTGTTGACGTAGCTGGCAGAGGGGATTTTATTTCCCCGTGTTCGATCAACAAGCTATGGTTAAGCTTGTCGAACGCACATCCGGCTATAGTGAGGCAGAGCGCCACGAGGGCGCATGCTATCACAACGACGTAGAAGTTTGTGTAGGAAGTCTGATATTTGGCGAGCATATATATGCTTAGGAAAGCCTAGCCTCTTTTAGAGGCCACCAGAGATCAGAGCAGCTGCACCGTTGCCAGTACAGTCGTAGAGGATGGTCGTAGACGCGCCTAACGAGGCGCAAAACGACAAAACCTCAGCGACCACATTGGTCATTTCGGTTGTCGCGGCCAGGTCGCCCACAGGGGCGTCCAGGACGAGATACGCTGAGACCACGCGCGGTTGAAGGGATACGCCAGTGACAGTTTTGTCAAGGCGTACCACCGACCGACGACGCAGGTTATACCCAGAACCGGACTCTTGATGACTAATCTTGAGTCGGTGAGGGGCATTGGGTAGCTCTGTAATTTGAGCATACTCCGTTGCGCGTTCAGTTGTCGACAGCCGGCTGAATTCAACTTCAGTACCGGCTGCGTTCTTCACTTCGTTCGTATTTAATGTATTTGCTAATGACATGCAAAATGATTGACTAACGGTCAATCAGCGTTAGTTGGCTTAAATGGCCAACAAGCAATGTTGTTAACAGGGCACTCAGCGGGTAGCCGCCAAGGCACCGGTGAGACTGAGCTCTTTCGGGCTCAGCCCACTCGCTACAAGCGAGTTATACAGGGAAGGAACGAGTTGGCGTGTATACGCTTCCTCGGTAACTTCCATGCATGGGTCTGCGCTATCCCAGCCGTTTGTCGTTGTTACGACTCGCGTAACTGTGATAGAGTAGCAGGCCGAAGCTATGCTAAGTAGAGGTTCAATACTTCGGATCTTAAACTGGTCGAGCCATTGGCCTATGCCAAGGACCCAATCGACAGTAAAAGACCAGGGAATTGCATTCCAGATAATACGGGGGTTTAGATTAGCCCCTATACGATCTTCAAATGCTTGAAGGAGGCTGTCCTCCGACACCCAATCGGGTAGCTTGTAAGCATACTCGAGCGTTATATTGAACTCCCGTTTCGTGTACGTAACAGTTCGGGACCACAGGTTTTTACGCCTGCGGTAGCCTGCAGCAAGGTTATCATAACCTTGGCTGATATTGTTAACGTAGAAGTCGGAAAGAGGCACCTTATGGTGCCGCTTCTGACGCGAACCGGCACGCTTAATCAACTCTCGAAGTTGATTACGCGTATCTGAAATTGCCTGCCTCACGGCGGCAATGTCAGACAGTAAGGGCAGAACGTTAAACTCCGCTTGGAGATAACTATCTGCGCCTGCACGGAGCAGCTTACGTAACGTTGATGTGGGATTCTTCCTCATTTCGAGGAGGGCCCGCAGAACAGGCTGATTAAGCCTAAAGGCGTCACGTATGCGTTGATAGGTACCACGAAGAGTAGTCACGTCCTTGAGCTCATATAATGAGTTTAGGGCCGAGACATTCTTTGCAGGGCTGATACCCGGAGTCATGCTCGCAAGAGCACGACTTATCAGGTCAGCGACACCAGGAGGTTCCAAAATATGGAACTTAGGTGTCATACTATACAACTCTGGTAACCCCTTGAGAGGGGTTTGCCAGTCTCCGTACCTCCCCATCGCAGAATCGTATCCGGTATTGATATATTGGGGCCAGTAGTTCCACGCCATCTGAGTAGATGACGGGCCTACATCGTCCCATATACCGCCCGCGTCAGAATAACCGTTAGAGTAGAGGTCAGTGCCTTTGACAAAAGATGACAAAGGACGACTTACTCTGCGGTAATGCTGACAAGGGTGCATACCAGGTACACGTGGACCGACATTAGTGTCGAGTGCCTCAAACGAGGAGACATAACTGTCTCCTACGTATTGATACCCCGGTTGAGCATACATATAGGCGCCTGTCACAGAGTGACGACGCTGAAAGTATGTCAGAGCCGGTGTAACGTTAGTAGTGCGAAGAGGTTGTAGCATAACTTGGAACAGTGAAGTATTCACTTGAGGCGCGCGCCCACAAGGGCGCG